CGGCACTCTTATTCTTTATAAGCCAGCTAAAGGCAGAAATACCGCCCTCCCACAGCGTTTCAATACCGTCACCGACACTCTCAAGCACCGATGCAAACTCACCCTGGTGAGCCTCTGCAAAATCAACAAGGGTATCTGTTACCTCTGGAAGCTTCTCAGCCAGCCAGTTCACAAAATCCTTGGCATCGTCGGAGAAGACGTCCACAAGCCTAATCTGCATATCCTCCTTAGCGGAGTTGAGCTTAGCCTCGGCATTCTCCAACGTATCAGTAGTTGTGTCATACATCCTGCCAAGTGCTCCGGAACTTTCCTCCACCTGCGACTCCAACAAGTCCCATGCAGATTGAGAACCGTCAGCCGCTTCTCTTACACCCTCCAACAGGTACTCAAACTGTGAGTAACGGTTAGTGCCAGCAAGTTTTGTAAGGCTAAGTGCTCTCTGCTCATCAGTAAGACCTGATAAAGCCTCGTCAATCGCTATAAGACTTTCCTTCCAACCAACAAATTTGCCATTGTCATCCCAGAGATTAACATTAAGCCTTGACAACTCACCGATAGCCTCTGAATTACCTGAAAACCTTACCATGATTGCGTTAAGTGCAGTACCAGCTTCCTCGGCCTTTGTTCCATTGTTTGCCATAATGCCAAGAGATGTGATTGTATCATCAAGACTGACACCAAGCACCTTGGACGCACCACCAGCCTTAACCAGAGCCTCCATAAGCTGCTCTGTCGTGGTATTTGCCTTATTATTAGCAGTGACAAGCTTATCCATATATGTCTCAAGGTCATCAACGCCAAGCCCCAACGCACTCATGGAATCAGTCACAAGATCGCTTGTCGTCTGAAGGTCAGCGCCAGTAGCAGCCGCGAGCCGCAACATAGGAGACAATCCCTCAATCGACTCCTGCGCACTCCAACCTGCAAGGGACATATAACCAAGCGCACTTGCCGCCTCTTGCGCCGTAAACACTGTACTGCGCCCTGCGTCCATAGCCGCCTCCTTCAAGGCAAGATATTCTGACTCGGTGGCACCTGAAATAGCTTCTACATTAGCCATCTCCTGCTCAAAACCCTTGTAAGTATCCACAGCACTAGATATCGCCATGGTAGCCGTAGCCGCAGCCACCGTAACACCCGCGGCAATACCAGCCACAATCTTATTGGACAGTGAGTTAAGATTCTCCAACCCCTGCTCCGCCTTCTTAAGACTCGCCTTCCAGCTCGCCGACGTGGAAGCGCCAAGCCTAACTTCTAACTCATATGTAGTTCTATTAGCCATGACACACCCTCCTAACGCTTCCTTCTGCGACGTTCCTCATCATCAATTGCGATAATCTCATCAACCAACTCAACGAACTCACTAATGGGCATATTCATAAGATACTCAATGGAGCTGCTAAGTCTCATGGAAACCCTGACTGCGGTTTTCCTAAGATTTACCGCAAAATCATCATCCATACCTAGAATAAAAAATATATAGCAATCCTCGAAGTTACAGCCTGCATGTCCTTCCACTTAAGCCCGTTGAAGAACTCAATTGGAAGCTTCGTAACCTTCATAGCGATATGCTTTGTATAAATTACATCCCTGAACTTGTCGCGCGGGTGGTAATTAAGCTTTGCCATCACCCTATCAATATATCCCGCGTCCGCAGTGGTAAGATCCTCCAATCCACTCAAATCTACCTCGCTAATCTGCTTACCCTCAAAATTGTAAGTCTGGGACAGCTTAACCGTATACGGAAGCTTTTCGTTGAGATCCTCATTCAAGTCCGCTGCATCCGCATCAGAGGCAGCCTCCAACGCAGCCTTATCGTCATCTATAAACTCCTCAACATTATTATTCTCGTCCATAACTAATACCTCCAATAATCAAAAAGCCAGCGCAGCATGACCCACGCTGACCCATATATCAAATATAATCCTGAATACCTGCAGTGAGGTCAACACCGCCAATAATCGCACGTCCGTTAAGCTTGTCAATCTCCGTCACAGTCTCGCCGTCGATGACCTCTTTATAGTAATAAACCTCCTTGGTGACACTGGGCTTTCCATATCCGCCCTTCTTGAGCGTACCGTAATTGATACCTTTCGTCATGCCTCTGATGGTAATCGTTCTGTTTTTAAACGATTTCGTGCTATCCTCTGGGTTGATAAACTCCTGGGCACTCCTAATAATCAGCGGGACATTATCCTTTGACGCAATCTGCAACGTTTCCTTTGAAATGTTTGAGAATGGAATCTCTATCTCCACGCTCTGATACTGCCCCACCGCAGGTGAATCAATCTCGCCTCCCATTCCAGCAAGGTTAATCGTCTCGGACATACTCTGAAAATTTGGGAGTGTCATCTCGTCTGTAACACCTACAAGCTTGTTCGCAGACGAGGCAGTGTCAGCATACACATTGTAATTATTAATTTTATCAGGAATCAAACGTGGCATTACTCGTCACCTCCTTCAAGTGCATCCTGTAGAATCTGTGAGTTCCAGGTGAAGCTGTTCTCAATAGACTCAACAGGCGTGTAATCGGCATATTTTGTATGGAACACAAAATGACCGTCAATAATCTGTGATATAGGGTTCTCGTCCTTGTCAAACACAATCTCTGCACCAGCCAAATAGTCAGGCACAAGTGCGTTGAGATCCGCATTGTAATTGGACACCACAGAGTCTATCATCTTGTAACTGCCGTCCGTACCTATCATAGACAGATACTCTGTTTTGAAACGGTTCTCCAGATAATTGCACAACATCACGCACTTAATAAAGCGGTTGTTGGGATCTGTATTGTCAGGATAAGCCGAAGTATTATTGCCCCAGCACTTCCAGCCGTCCAGATATGCAAAAGAAATCACACCTACGGCGTTAAGGTAATTATTCACCTGCTTCAAAGTCAGATGAAGCTCCCTGCCACCCGACAACACTACGCCGTCAATAGGTATGGACTTGTTATCAGGTGATGTCGGCACGCCAGCGTTGTTCGTCGTGATATACTGCAATACAGCAGACACCGCAGCCGAAGCATATATCTCCTGTCCGCCCATAAGCACCTTTGGCCAGCATAAGACAGTCCACCTCGTAAAAGCACCTAGCTTGTCCTTGGCATCTTTAACGTCCTCAATCCTCGTGGTAGTCTCGGACTCCAAATCCAACACCGCTATAGCGCTTGTCAGCTCACCGACAAGCTCAGCCTTTGCCTCTAATGCCGCTGCAACCCCTGCATTCTTCGAATAACCTGGTGCGGAGATGATGTTTGGCACCATGCCAAACCTGCTGTATACCTCGTCAATAAGCTCAATACCAGTCCTAACGCCGTCCTCGGTGACACCGCCGATAATATCACTCTCGGTAACACCGTCTGGATTAATCTTAGTATATGCAACAGTAACCGCTGTCGCATCTTTGAATAACCCGTCAGCCGCTACCGCAAGGCTCACATATCCGTCAGCTGTAAACTCAGCCACATAGTCAGTATCGGCAACGCCCACAGACTCACCGCTTGACACCACAAGTGTCTTAAGCAGAATCCCCTCGTCCTGAATAACGACGCTGCCCTTTGTCAGTTCATATTCTGTTCCTGCCACTGCACTCACATGCTTTGTATTGGACGGATCAAGCACGTTTATGAACACCACTGGTGCAGTCCCCACCTTCATAAGTGAGGCCATGACAGACTGCATAAGCGTGTAATGCTCATAATCAGTGTTCAACCCTACAGCCTCCTTAACCTCGCCGCGGTTTTTCACCAGAAAAGGCACGTTCACAGCCCCCTCTGGGTCGTCCAACAGGTTTATGGGTGCCGTACCAACAGCCACCTGCACGCCTGCCGCCTGAGTAGTCTCCAATGATATATCGGAGTCCCTACTCGTACTTATTCCATGTTTGTAATCACTCATGGTTTACCCCCTGCTTTCATTAATTTTCGATAAGTTATATTCAAGAAGGAACCCTGTCTTACAAGCTCCTTCTTAACCTCCACAATATCCGCCATATCCACAAAGAGATGCCTTGCCAGTGGGTTTACACCGCACGCCTCATCTATAACCCTGTCGGGGTGGTATGTGAATATCTGGTTTCTTCGGACTATACCGTTTAGGTCTGGTCCCACATACATTGTACTCATAATAAATCGTCAATCCCCTCCATATTAGCCTCTGGCAGCTTCCACTTGGAGATGTAGTCGCACTCATAATAATTAGGTGGGCATTCTTGGTTGAACCG